TATCATGGCGAATTTATTCATGCGATGGCAGTGGCTGTTACAACGATGCCCACTCGTTGTTTGTCTTTTCAAATTATATTTACAGGGGCAGAGGTTGATACAGACGATGAAAACGTACACGGCGGCGCAATGTGGGCTAGAATGCCAATCACCGGTTTAATAGCGGACTCAGATTATGAGGGTTGGCCCGAGCCCATGCCTGTTTGGGCAGCACAGCCTTGGGATTGTTCGTCTTATAATCACTCCGTTTATGTTTTAGATCGAGCTACTCCGTGTCCTTGGCTTGCTAAAATAGATGGCGAGTTTTACCCTGCGAAATACTATTTCACCGTGGATTATGCGGAAAACGAGATTGCAGATGACCCTGCTCAACACAAACAATCGCATGTACTAGAGTTGTTAGATGCGGGTAAGTGGACTGGAAATATTGTAGCATTGCCAAATAATAGGGTGCGGGTAACACATCCTGCGTGGTTTTCTACTGGCGAAGGTGCTCCTGACTTTAAACCTTCTCAGCATATTCATTACTCTAAAAGTGAACTAGATTACACGTTGGACGTTAACAAGGTTTTTGATAATCTTTATTCTCCTGAAAAACCTGTTCGCAAACCGCGCCGTCGCAGGAAGAAAAAATAATGGCTACAAGTGGAAGCAAAGATTTTGAATTGGACGTTGCCGAATACGTTGAAGAGGCGTTTGAACGTTGTGGTTTAGAGGTTCGAACTGGTTACGATTTGAGGAGTGCTAAACGTTCTTTAAATCTTTTGTTTGCGGATTGGGCTAACCGTGGTTTAAATCAATGGACCATTGAAGAAGTATCCATAACTTTAGCTACGGGTATTAGAGATTACCCTGGTGGAACTTTAACAATGACAGTAGGCTCCTCTACTAGTTTTTCTGTGGGAGAAACCCTTACTGGAGGCACTAGCGCAGCAACAGCCAGCGTTACCAGTAAACCTTCTAGCACTACTTTGGCTATTACAATTCCTTCTGGAACGTTTTCCAGCGGAGAAACCATTTCTGGTGGCACCAGCGGTGCGTCAAGCACCCTAGCAGCAGCCGTAGATCTAACAAACGTACAGTCCACAATAGATATCTTGTCCGCAGTAGTTACCCGAGACAGCACAGATTTTGAAATACAAAGAGTAAGTCGCTCAAGTTTTCTTAACATACCTAACAAGTCCCAATCGGGTAGACCAAATCAATTTTTCTTAAACAGGCAGATAACGCCTGTGTTACAAATTTGGCCCGCACCAGATAACGATACCGATATCGTTAAATTTAACAGGCTGACTAGAATTGATGATGTAGACGCCTATACAAACACAGCAGAAGTTCCTTTTAGGTTCTATCCTTGTTTAACTGCAGGTTTAGCGTACTACTTGTCTATGAAACGAAACCCACAACTTATGGGGGCTTTAAAAACTATTTACGAAGAAGAATTACAACGGGCTCTTGACGAAGATAGAGATCGTGCTTCTTTACGCATAAGCCCTTCATACGAAACGTATAGGTCGTAACGATGGGAGCATTTGCTAGAGGAAAATACGCTTACGGAATATCAGATAGATCTGGTTTTCGTTACAAATTAAATTCCATGAAACGAGAATGGAACGGGTCTTTGGTCGGACCAGATGAGTTTGACCCAAAACAACCGCAATTATTTCCTCCACCAAACGCAGACGACCCTCAAGCTTTGCGCAATGCTAGACCGGACCGTGTAGAGCCAACGGTGGTTGTAGTAGGTGTTCCCCTGGTTACCGAACGCACTTTTATTCCAGTTCGGGGTATTGGTCAAGTTGGAACTGTTACGGTGAGCACAACATGAGTTTTACATACGCAACTTTACAAACAGCGGTTAAAGATTACTGTGAAACATCTGAAACTACTTTTGATACTCAATTACCTACGTTTATTAAAGAATCTGAAGAACGTATTTTAAAAAACGTAGAGTTACCTGTATTTAGAAAAAACGTTACAGGCAACGCAACTAACAACA